TACTGAATCTCGAAATCATGCCAAGCATGAGAGCAATGATGACAGCAGGTCCAGCATTGGCCCGTAATCATATCGCAGCTTACAACTGTTCCTATATTCCTATCGACCACCCACGTGCGTTTGATGAGCTGCTGTACATTCTTATGTGTGGCACAGGCGTAGGCTTTAGTGTTGAGCGTAACAACGTAGACAAGCTGCCTATTGTATCTGACAACATGGAACAGACCAACACTACAATCGTTGTTGAGGACAGCAAGGAAGGTTGGGCAAAGGCATTCCGTGAGCTTATCTCCATGCTGTATGGCGGTAACATTCCTACCTGGGATTTATCAAAGCTGCGTCCAGCAGGTGAGCGTCTGAAGACATTTGGTGGACGGTCATCAGGTCCAGCTCCACTGGATGAACTGTTCCAGTTCACCGTAGAGAAGTTCAAGAAAGCAGCAGGACGTAGGCTGTACCCAATCGAATGCCACGACATTGCCTGTAAGACAGGTGAGGTTGTAGTAGTAGGTGGCGTACGCCGCTCAGCCCTGATCAGTCTGTCTAACCTGAATGATGATCAGATGCGTCATGCTAAGTCTGGTGCATGGTGGGAGCATGAAGGGCAACGTGCACTGGCTAATAACTCAGCTACGTATAAGCACAAGCCAGACGTAGAAACATTCCTGCGTGAGTGGACTTCACTTGTCGAATCTAAGTCAGGTGAGCGGGGGATGTTCAACCGCGAAGCAGCTAAGGTGAAGGCAGCAGAAAATGGGCGGCGGGATACGGACCATCAGTTCGGTACAAACCCTTGCTCAGAGATTATCCTGCGTCCTTACCAGTTCTGTAATCTGTCTGAGGTAGTTGTACGTGAGTCAGACACAGAGACTACACTGAAGCGTAAGGTCAAGCTGGCTACTATGCTTGGCACATTCCAGTCTACCCTGACAGGCTTTAAATATCTGCGTAAGATATGGAAGGACAACACAGAGCAGGAGCGTCTGCTTGGTGTGTCATTGACAGGCATTCTGGACAACGAGCTTCTGTCAGGCCGCAGCAGCCGCTACGGTCAGAACATTAGCCACATTCTGTCTGACCTTCGTGAGACTGCTGTGGAAACAAACCGTGAGATGGCAGAGCTGCTGGGCATTCCACAGTCTGCAGCTATCACCTGCATCAAGCCATCCGGCACAGTATCACAGCTTGTGGACAGTGCTTCTGGCATTCACGCAAGGCACAGCGAATACTACTTCCGCACTGTACGGGGCGACAATAAAGACCCACTGACACAGTTCATGAAAGACCAGGGCATTTTCAATGAGCCTGATGTAATGAAGCCTGACAGCACTACAGTGTTTACATTTCCTATTCAGTCACCCAAGAACTGTGTCGATAGGAATGCAATGACTGCCATTGAGCAGTTAGAGATGTGGCTACTGTACGCACGGGAGTGGTGCGAACATAAGCCATCAGTGACCATCTCTGTTCGTGAAGAAGAGTGGATGGATGTAGGGGCATGGGTCTGGAAGAACTTTGACTACTGCTCAGGGATTAGCTTCCTGCCCCACAGTGATCACACATATCAGCAAGCACCATATCAGGACGTAGAAAGGGAAGATTATCTTGAACTCAAGCAGGTACAGCCCAAGTCTATCGACTGGTCAAAGCTCTCTGATTATGAGCAGGAAGACAACACTACTGGTACACAGGAATTATCCTGTACTGCTGGTGTGTGCGAGATAGTGGATATTGCTAGTTGACAAACTAGCTTCCACTGGGGGAAGGCATGGAAGATCAGATTCAGATAACCGATTACGTTGAGAACGAAGATGGCTCAGCACTCATAACCATCGAGTGTAGTGATTACGTTAAGGGTCTACTGATTGAAGCTGGTTTCATTGCTCTTATCAAAAAACACATGGATGAGATGGACAATGACTACAGTAGTACTGACTGAAGCTGAGAAGAATGTTGGTCTTATGATTGCTAAAGCTAGGTATAGCAGCAATCGTAAGGCTGACGTTAAGATGGCGCAACTGCCTAAAGACTCAGAGCTAGACCCAGACATTGAAGGTGCTATGTCTGAGCTGGCTCTGTGTAAGTATTTAGGTGTGTACCCCGAAGGCGTAATGGAAGTAGGAACACGCTCTGTTAGCAAGGGAACTGACGATGGTGATCTTGTATTCCAGGGTGTGTCCATTGACGCTAAGTCAACGCAGCACAAATCCGGCAGACTTATCTGCATGAAGAAGAACGATGCAGTTGATCTGTACGTACTGCTGATAGGTAGGCGAGGGGAGTATGAGATTAAAGGCTGTATGTATGCCAAAGACCTGTGCGTTGAAGAACGCTATGGTCATCATGGTGTGTTCCGCAAAGCCTGTTACAAAGCTGAGCAGGATGAGCTTATGAGCTTGGAACAAGTGTTTCCCATCATAGCTTCACAAGCTAGTTGATTTATACTGTTGACTGATAGGTGAGCCATGCACGTGGATGAAGAATGGGCAAAGCAAGTAAGTGAACTGCTGAGCCGTGAAGTAACTGAGTTCTATAAAAAGAAGAGGGTCAAGATGGATATATCAGACTACCAGAGAGAAGCATTGAAGACAGCAGTCTACCCGAAACACGCACGGGTTACATACCCAGCTCTTGGGCTGGCAGGTGAGGCTGGTGAGGTAGCTGATAAGGTCAAAAAAATAATCCGTGACAAGAATGACACGGATGAAATGAAACAGAATATCGCTGCGGAGATTGGGGATGTGCTATGGTATTGTGCAGTCCTGGCATATGATTTGGGTTTTGACCTCGCCCAGATTGCAGACTCTAATCTTCAAAAACTAGCAGACCGCCAGCAGCGTGGTGTTCTGCACGGTAGTGGGGATACTCGCTAGTATGTAGGCCACTGGGGAGTATCGCTTCTCCCCCACTATCACACATACCCCTGACAGGCTTTTCTCTCCTTCTGCCTGTCGGGGGTTTTTTATTTCTTGCCTACCAGTCCACCTGTACGCAGCCGTGGCAACCCACGCCCTAGTATCTCTGCCTTCATCTCAGGCGTGAACAGTACGGCATTATTATTTTTTATTGTCCTGCCATTTCCGGCACTGTTTCTATACGCTTCCAGCATCTGCTCAAATTTTTCCCTAAAGATAGGTCGTGCGTCAGCATTTTTCTGAAACAACACTCTCTCGACTATCTCCTGTGCTTCCACAGTATCCGATATTCTATCAGGGAAGGCAGTTTTCACCTGCTGCGCCAGTGCGCGTATTCTACCGTAAGCACCCTCGTAATCGCGCCTAAAGCTATCCATAACATTATACAAAGTAGAATATTCATCTAAGACTTCGTGGAACATAGCAGTACCATCATCATAGTCTCCTAGATAAAAGTCGTCATACTGCAAGCTCGTCCACTCGTCTAATCCATCATTAAGCATACGCTGTACTATGAAGCCTTCAGGCGTATCATCTATCATTTTTTCTGTTATGATACTGCGCTTAACACCATCTGTCATATCTGCAGCTTCTGCATAAATGCCTATGTCCTCATGGGTGTTCAAACCCTTCACTTGTAGGTCCGTTTTAGTGACTTCTCCATCTGCATCCATGCGCTTAACAATCTGCTTTAATCTTGCAGGTATACGATTGTCATACACATCTTTATAGCCGCTATCGCCGATCACGCGATCTGCACCAGCAATTTCCTGATCTTTATCTAATAAATCTTGTGCAGTTTTTTTGCTGCCAATAACATCTGATAATTGCTTACCTTCAAACTGCTCATCAAACGCTGCTTGAACAACCTTGCCGTCTTTGTTTACTATAAGATTTTTGATGCTCCCATCTTTCATTGTCAAAGCAACACGCTTTAGTTCAAGGTTAGAACCATCAGGCAAACTATCCGTATAGCTTGTCATCTTATCTACGACATTAGTAAAACCCTGCTTGTTGCGCTGTATTTGTTCTGCTGCACTCAGCACCACAACGCCATCTAGGTCTTGCTCAGCAGCCATACGCATAGCACGAGCCAGCATCATATTTGTGTATCCTGCTTTGTTTTTAAATGGAACATCGCCAGCATCTAAAGTTGCAGCACCACCAGGTTTGAACGCATCTGATTGTATTTCTTCTACTACAAGAACTTTGTTACCGTCAGGTGTGGTGCGAACAGATGTACGCATATGAGCAAGCTGGTTTTCTGATCTAAAACCAAAGTGTGCTCTTTCTTTCCATTGTGTTTTCCCTAAAGCAGTTTCAGGAAAGTCATCATCTACAAGTAGCGTTCTCTCATTATCATTAAGCCAATTATCAACTCTTTTAGCTACGCGAAATGCTTTCTCGTTACTCATCATATTGTAACCTGGACCGCTTCTATTTCTTATAGAAGTCATAAAGTCTTCGATTACATTGTTTAGGTACTCAGTCCCAAATGAATCGTCTGCCATACGATTTGCTTTGTCCGCTACCATAGACTTCAGTAGACCTAAATCATTTAAGGCAATGTTCATGCTAGCAGTTTCACTTGCAGTAAGCTGTGTGTCTTTATTTGAATCGGCTTTGGCTATTCTCTTTTGAATGAAGTCAATAGATTCACCAATATCTTGTTCAAACGCATTGAACCAATCAGTGTTAATCTGTATTCTTTCATCCATTGAGAGCTGTTCAAATGGCGCATTTGGACCTCGCTCATAGGGATACGACTCTAGGAATAGACGAAAATCCTTACGAGACTGCTTTTTTACTTCTCTGCTAAAGTAATCTTGCTCTTCCCCTAAATCATATATCTCATTCTTAAAGCCGGATTCTCCAGGTGTATACGCAGGTCTGTCCGTGCTCTTGAGCTGATATACTATCTCTGTGTAGTCTGATTCAGGTTCGTCAGGTAGACGATAGTCTTCATACTCAGCATATTTAACCTGATCACCTTTTAATACTGTCTCCTGTATTCCAAATGTTCTTGCGAACAAGTCATCAAGCATCTCTTTAGTGATCATGTCGTCTGGGTTTGTCATCAGACCAATACCCAAATCCACCTCATCATTAGGTACATCAGGGTCATCCCGCAGACGAGCCATCAGTGCATCAGCACGAATGCCTTCCTCTGGTATGTCCATATTAGCCACAGCTTCTTCAGCTCTGTTAAATAGACCTAGCTCACGAGTAGGGGCAGTAGCGCGGGGTGGATTATTATCACCTATATCGGCTGTAGGTTTAGGACGTGCTTTCTTAATCTCTGCCTTGAGCATACTTGTTGCTGCACCTACAGGCTTATCCTGATCAGCAAAGTCATCAAGGCGTTTAGCAGCTACCTGTGCTGCCTCTTCATCTATGTCACCCAGTTTAGCGAGAGACTTAGCAACATCATCGCCGTACTTAGATATGCCCTTAGCAGCCAAGCCTGTAGCAATCAAAGCTGCACCAGGGCCAGACCCAATACCAGTCAATGCCAAACCTGTGCCAGCAAGAGTTAGTGCATCGCCTACTACACCCAGACCTTTCAGGCCAGCATCCAGATAGTTGCCCTCTTCAACATCTTTCTTGAGGGAAGGGATAGGCATAGCTTCTTCTTTGCCCAGTGCAGAAGACACAGGATTCTCTACACCTGTACCCACTGCCTCAGATATACCAGCACCTGGTAGCATCGCAGAAGCAAAGTCTGCAATGTCAAAAGGTAGTTCCTTTACATCCTGTATGGTCTGTTCCAGCGTTTGCGATTCAGCTTGCCGCATAGGCGAACGAATAGGCAGACCTACTGGTGCAGTCTGCTCTGGCTGAACCGGCTGTGTATCTCTGGCATAACGAAGCTCAAAGGGCTTTTCTTCTTCGCCCAGCTCATCATTCATCAATGTATCAAGGTCTAGTTTCTGCATTAGTTAAACCTACCCCGCAATGCTTTACCCTGCTCAGTGCCTTGTCTAAACGCACCTAGCTGCTCTACTGTTTGACCAAACTCATTCATGTAGTATTCATTTACTTCTTTACGAATACGTGCTGGCAGCTTGCCCCACTCAGTCTTGTCAAATGGGGTGAAGCTATAATCACCCATGTCCTTACGCTGATCTTCTGCTCTACCTCT